AGGATCACCGGCTCCCTCTTTTCGAAGAGGAAGTAGGTGATGTCCGTCCAGACGAGTATGGTCGATTTAATGTCATTCAACTTGTGTCTGACATCATCTCTACTACTATGGGTCGCTTTGACCCATACGCCTGGAAAGCGAAGCACGGCCCTGGTGCAGTCTCTGATGCCACTAAGGATGAGAGTAAGTACTCTTTTCCCCATTGGCCCAGAAAACTTGAACGCGTCTTCCCGATTGCCGATTTTGGTTTTACCAACTTCGGCGCTTGGTCAAGACACGTTGCCACCAAAGTAGACTCGGGAAGTTATCTTCACGAGCCTCCCTCGAATATCATACTTGTCCCGAAGACACTAAAAGGCCCACGGCTTATCGCCGCGGAACCAGTTAGTCATCAATGGGCCCAGCAGATAATCAAGGACTACTTTGTTGGACGAGTCAGCTCTACTTGGATCTCTGGCTTTATTAACTTTAAAGACCAGGTCCCCAACCAAGAGATGGCTCTGCAAGGATCCCTCGATGGAAGCCTCTCGACAATAGATTTGTCCGAAGCGTCCGATCGTGTGTCAACCTGGCTAGTCGAGCGTGTATTTAGGAGAAATATCTCCCTGATAGATGCTCTTCAGGCCAGCAGAACACGTCTTATTTTAAATAAGACGAAACACGGTTCCCAAGGAGCCAGCAAGCTCCGTAAGTTCTCGTGTATGGGATCTGCCTGCACGTTCCCTGTTCAGACGGTCGTATTTCTTATGATAGCCTTGGGCACAATTCTCTGGAAAGAGAATCGGCCCCCGACTATTAGGGAGATACGCCGGTTGAAAGGGAGGGTCCGCACGTTTGGTGACGATATCATCGTTCCAAATGAGCACGCGGAAGAAGTGATGGCTTCACTGACCCTCTTGGGTCTTAAAGTCAACCACTCGAAGACTTTCTATAGCGGAAGCTTTAGAGAGTCATGTGGTTTGGATGTATACAAGGGTACAAATGTGACCCCAATATACACCATGATGAAGCCTTCACGTCCCAAGCCGGAGTCGATATCCAGCGTGGTCGAGACACACAACAACTTCGTAAAACGAGGTTGGTTGAATGTCGCCGACTATCTGGCAACGACAGTTCGTTCGCAATGTTCAAA